CTGCAGTTACAGATAAAGTTAAAACTGACAATGATAGCAAAGAATATGACAGAACGTTGCTAAGATTAAATGAGATTGATAATATGATGAGCATGTTGCAAGGATTCAGAGAAAACCCTGACTTGTCAGCATTAGGCACATCATATTTGGTGGTAAAAGAAGCAACACCATCACAATGGGAATCTTTTAATAGCTCTGATGATGCTGAAGAAAATCAACCAATAACACAATTAGATATATTATCGGACTATGATGAAAAAATCAAAGCAATTTCAACTGATGCTGTGCCTGAAAAAATGGAAGAAAGACTATATATTATAGTTCCAGTTCAATACAATTTTGAAAGTTTAGCACCAGCACTGTCTGGGAAAACTATTACAAATCAGCAATATATCAATAATACGAAAACTGCTTTTGAAAAATACGCAAAAAAATTAATTGAAAATGCTTCGAATACGCTGGGTATTATAAACACCACTCTCGAACCGACAATATCTAAAGCAGAATTTGACAATTATTATAGTGTTAAAGATAGAACGATTCTTGAAAAAACCACAAAATATGTGGGTATTGATATTACCGATTTTTATCTAATATTATATAAGGAAAAATTTAATTCAAATAAAAGAAGGGTTGACTTGTCAAATATTTTAACCACCAAAATTAACAATATGGTGTTTAAGAGACTTGGTATGATGCCAACCATATATAATATATTTAAAATCATTTTGGATGATGTGGATATATTTTTTGAAAGATTAAGAACCGTATCAAAAAAAGCAGAAAATGAACACCATATAAATGAAACTAACAAAAGAATTATCTTGGGCGATAGCTATAAAGACGTTACTGATAAAATATATGCATTTCCATTAATTGTCGATACTGAAAAAACAGTTTGTGGTGGAAACAAAGAAGAAAGAGTAGCACCTATAAGATTAAGCAAAAAAACATTAACTCCTTTTCCTGAAATGGAATTTGTTGATGACTTCATCCAAACATTTTTCACTCAAGCCAGATTAAATTATCTTGCCAACATGAGAGAAAACCAAAATGATGATGGTACTTATGAGTGGATTCCAATATCACCTTTCGACTCAAAGCTTGGAACAATCAATGCAAACAGTCCATATTACGATGTTGATAGTTTAACGTATAGGGTTAATACATCTGAAAGCAGTAAATTGGCACAGGTTTTAGAAATTGCATTGAAAAGATTTTATGTATTATCACAAAGTTCAATATCTAATGATTTCTATCCTACCACAACGAATAAAACAGTTAAATTGTCCGAATACGTGAAAATGTATGCCACATCTGAAGCAATTAATTTAGCATTGTCTGTGGCAAATTCAGATTATGGCGATAATATTAAATCATTTGCTGATAAGTATAGACAAAATGTTGGAGAGTTCTATAAGGAATTGGAAAAACAAGTGCCAACATGGTACGGCTTTTCTGATGATACTATTATCGCAATTAGTGGTGTAACAGGTGATGAACCAGCATATGTTAATAAAAATAATCCTGAGTATCTTGGCATTAATTTATATTATGATGATTTAAAGAAGCAAACAATCAATCAGAATTCTGAAAGACCGATTGATAAATTCAAAGCAGGTGTTCAAAAAAGTGGCTTTGCTGAATTTTTCAGTGGTCGTGATAAAGAAGTTTACTATCAGTTTACAGAACAAAACACATTATTTATTCTCGATAAAAAAATAGATAAAAAGGGCAATGATAAGAGTCAAAATATATTTGATGCTGATGGAAATAATATAATAACCAGATATTTGAGCAGTCCTACATTATTTGAAAGCATGAGATACTCGAACACTCCTTATATGACCTACTACGATTATCCTGTATTACTTAGTCAGGGAAACAAACGTTTTGCTTCACTGCCAACAGGTACTGTTAAAGCCAATTTAAAAAGATTTGAAAGTATTGTAGATGTGTGGTCAGAACAATTATCAAAAAGAATTTATATTAACAACACTTCACAATATTTTGATGATTTAATATACGATGATATCATCAAAACACCTTCAAAGTTAAGTGCATTATTTATATTATCCAATTTTGGTAACACATTAGGAGCATTCAACAAATATCCGAGTGATTTAAATTCACTGATATTTACAACACCTGCTGCAATTGAAGTTCCGAGATACCTACCACTATATCTTGGTGCGTTAATTGATGCATGTGAAGACAATTGGATTGATGACGTTATACAATATTTTACTGGTGGGACGGGTAAGTATTTCTACGATAGAGCAATTTTAATCTTTTGTGATTATTCTGATGTAAACAAATATCTTTCAACAAAAGACAAAGCAATTCTTCGTAATGCGTTTCTTGATTATTATAATTTTGGCAGTAATACTGGTGAGTATTATTTGAATCTGGTTCGTTTCCAACATTTATATGATGCTGTTAGTGGAAGCACCGGAAATAATAAAGAAAAAATATATAAAAGTCATTTAGACCCGGAAGATAACGCTAATGTTACGAAATATTATGGCTCTGTATTAAGACCATTGATTGAAAGAATGAATATAATTGTTTTCAGTCAGGATACGTTTGAAATGTCAACCGATTATCCGACAGCATATAAATCAATTAAGTCGCTTAATACAAATACGAGTAAAAAAGCTGTTAATGATGGATATTTCACTAAATTCTTGAATGAACTATTCAACCAAATTGAAAACAAAAAAGCTGATACGATAAAAAAAGAGAATGAGGATGAAAAGAAAAAGAATGATGAGGATATTATCACACAAACATATTACTCATTTAAAAACATAAATGATAAATGGTTAACAAATCCAACTAATTCGAAAGTCTGGGGATATCCGTTTAACAGAAACGACAAGAGATTAATTGATTCATTTGTTTTTGTTGACAGGGCAATGAATCCTGCTGGGGATACTATGCTTAATGCTGAAATACTTATAGAATTGCTTGATGACCCAAATATTAGTGTATATAGTGTATTGTCACAATTATTGTCATTAAATGGTTTTGAATTCTTCCCACTTCAAAACTTTATGATTGGACAGGGTGCATGGGAAGAATGCTTTAAAATTGATACAAGTGGCGTAATTGAAGATAGACCTGCGTTTGTGTGCATGTATGTTGGTGGTAGTGCAAATTATCCCACAACAGTCCAAAATGGATTTAAAAATGATGGTATTGAAGACTTAGCAAATACCGATGCGACAGATTTTTCAACTGAAGAATGCTCCCCTGACTCGAAAAAAGATAATCAATTGGCTGGGAATGATGAGGGTGAAGATAAATTTCCATATCGTACTGTTCGTGCATTTAAAGTAAGGTTTGGGGAACAAAACCAGTCGATGTTTACAAACATAAAAATTGATAGTAAAGAATATCCTGAAACAAATGAATCAATACAAATTCTTTCAAGATTGGCTGGTGATAATAAAGAACACGCAATACCGAAGGGACAAAACTTGTATAATCTATATGAAAACAGGTCATATAAAGCAACCATAATGGGATTGGGAAATGTTATGATTCAACCGACACAATATTTTCAATTAGAAAATGTGCCATTGTTTAATGGCGCATATATTATATTAAGTGTTGAACATGATATTACTGCAAATAAGATGACAACCACATTCTCAGGAACAAAAATATTAAAATACCCTGTTCCGAGAGTAAAAGACCCGTTGGCATTTATGGGTTATGATGGCGGTGAATCAAGAATGACCAGCACAAGAGAATTATCATCTGGACAGCTTGTTGCTGCAGCACAGGCAACATCAATGTCAAAGGCGAGATTGGCTCAATTGGGTTCTATTTTTGGTGTGGATGTTTCCCATCATCAAGGAACACTTAATTGGAATAGTATTGCTAATCCAACATACCCTGATGACCCACAGCCGAAGTTCACGATTATTAAAGCAACGCAAGGTACTACATATGTTGATAAAAGGGCACGTGGCAACGCTAACGGTGCAAAAACTGCTGGTCTTAAAATTACTTATTATCATTTTGGTGTGCCATATAGTGGTAGTACTGCTCTCGACATAAGTAATGATGCTAAAGCACAAGCAAAGCATTTTACGGATACTGTCGCAACATTACCAAACCCAGATTTTCCATTAGTACTCGATTTCGAAGATACTGAATCGCAAAATATGTTATGGAGTTTGGTGAAAACAAATAATGATTTATGGATTAATACGTTTGTAAATGAATTGAAATTGAAAGGTTACAGTACAATTCTTTATGGTGGAAAATACATATTTCAAGATAAAACAACCAATAAATTTGGTTCACTTCCATTATGGCATGCACAATATTTACTCACACCGGAAGTAAGTAATCCAAGTATTGCAAGTGGATGGAATGATTGGAAAATTTGGCAATTTAGTTCTCAGGGCAAGGTTAATGGATATGGTGGTGATGTGGATATTAACGCCATGAAAGAAAGCTTTTATAATAAATATGCATAAAAAGAAAATGCCCCGATTGGGGCATTTTTTATAAGAGTTCTTTTTTCAATTCATAGAGACTTATGATATCATCATCAACTTTTTGTCGATTATACGCCATTTCTTTAATTTTTTGAATAGCTTTTGCGATATTATCTTTTGTCATGTCTTTGTTTAAACCTTCTAATATTAACAGCGTATCGTTTTTAAAGGTTTCGAGCAAATCTTCTTTTTCTTTATCGTTTGAGTTAATTAATTTTTGAAGCAAATTCTTATCGTCTTCATTTAAAGATTCGTATTTCTCATTGAATTTATTTACTGCAATTTCAATAACCTCTTCATTTATCATGTTCAAATCAGCGTCTTCATTAACAATATTTCTTGATGATTTTACATGATTTAAAACAACTGTAAATGATTCGTGAATTGCATCAACATCAATTTTACTATTATCATTTAACGACTCAGTGATTAAACGGTCAATAGCTGAATATAACTCAACTCTTTTATCACCAATAGAAAGTTGAGTTTCAGAAACAAACGGTAATAATTTTTCACGTTCTTTGTCAATTTCTTGAATGGTGTAGACTTCAAATAATTTGATGTTGCTGTCAATGTAGCGAGTAGCAGCCAAATCATCTTCAATGTGTTTGTTTTCAAGATTGTTAAAAACATTGAATTCAAGCTGCAATATCGGTGAATTTTTCACGACACTGAAAAAATCCTGTGTTGCTTTCTTTGATTCCTCAATTAAAGTATTACTAAAATAAGAATCTTTTAATTTGTTTGAAATCATCAAATTAACTATTCCTATATTCATGTTTTTCATATGACTTGGCTCAATTTAATATAAATACTCTAAATAATTATAAACGTTCTTGTTGTCACATTTCCCAATTCAGAATTATTTATCTTCTAAATCAAGATTTTCAATTTCTTCAAAGTCAACATCCACTCCGGTATCAATAGCACCATGCTGTGTGTTAATGCTTTCACCTACGTTAAGTAAAGTATCGATTTCATTAACCATCTCTAACGCTTTCTTATTCTGATTTTCAACGATTGCGTTATTTTCATTAATTACTTTCTTATGCTTTGCTGATTTTTTACGTTCGGGTTCTGCAGTTTCACCGCCAACCAATTTTTCAACGAGCTTGTTAAATTCATTAACACTCATTCTTCCTTTACCTTCAGCTAAAGGTGGTGCTCCACCAACAGGTGGTGCTGCTGCTTCAGGTGGCATACCGCCACCCATTTCTGGTGCTCCACCAGCAGGTGCTCCACCAACAGGTGGCATACCGCCACCAGCAGGTGCTCCACCGCCAGCAGGTGGCATTTCTCCACCCGGAGTAGTTGCACCGCTTTCAGCACCAATTGGCATTCCCTCAACTGGTTCACCATATCTTGCATCAATATCTGCAAATAAACCAGTTTTTTTGATGTTAACCGGAGAGTCCTGAAGTTCTTGCATGATGACTTTTTCCATTTTTTGCTGTTTCAAGTCATCAATAATTTCCTTATCGCTCATATTCCACAACTTCCTCTTAGCATTAGTATGTGACATTGCAGCAATACCGCCTTCACCACGTGTTAATTCAGTATATGTCTGTGCTTTGTCACGCATCAATTCAGATTTCATTTGTTCTGCCTGAAGTGAAGGATTGGTAAGCGTTAATTGGAAATTATTTAAATCATCACCAGTGTAACCCAATAAATATAAATGTATCATTGCCATTTTATTGAGTTCCTGAATTATTGCCTGTTGAATACGATTTACTTTTTTTGCAAAGCGGATGTCATATTGAGCCATATTTTTTCCTGCACCTGCAGCGTCTTGGAATGATAAGAAAGGTTTCGGTATCCCAAGACCAGTAAATAAATTATCACGAAGGTATTCAATGTCATGTATTTGGTCAAGATTTTGTGCACCCGGAAGTGTTTCAATTCCTGTTTGAGTATTTGCATTTCTTACTGGTAAGAAATAATCTTCATCGTTGCCAAGAATATTGAAGCGATAATCAATTTGACCATCGTTTGGCGAAACCTGTGCAATCTTTTTAAATTTGGTAGCAACCTTATAGATATAATCTTCAATATCGTCTTCATCAATATTTCCAACGTCAATTTTGAAAACTTTCTTCTCACCAGCACGAATAATACGATAGGTTAACATTGCATCTTCAGCCATTACAAGCTGACGAAAAACCCTACGTACTTTATTAAGTACTGATGAACCATATGGTAAATATTTATCATCACCAAGAAGCCTGAAATGGGCAATTTCAAAAACATTAAATTCATCACCAGTCATTCTTTCTCTAAATCTAACAGTTGGTTTACCATTTTGTATTCTTTCGAAACGTTCAATTTCATAATTCACCAATTGTTTTACGTGAGTAACACCCTTTTTACGTTCGCCATAAAGCAATACAAAATTATCACCGTATTTTACAGTATTTCTTACCCAAAACGGTAAGTTTACATTTACGTTAACAGTATCATAGAAAAATTCTTCCAACATAGTTTTAATTCTTTCTTTGTTGGAATATATGTTGAGCATTTTACCATTAAAGCCAATGGTTGTTGCTTCTTCCATAAATAAATCCAATGCACTTGAAATAATTGGATAGTATTCCATACCCTCATAATCAATATATGCCGGAAGTCTGGCTGCTTCATATTGTAGTGCTTTCTGGAAACCTCTATCAGTGGTTCTGAAAAATTTATTTTGAAGGTCTTTTTTTTGTTGTAACTCCAATCCCTTCCTCATTACTTCATCAGGACTACTACCTTTAATAATAACCTTTGGCGGTTGTTTTACTGGTGTGCTTTGCGAAATTGCAGGTTGCTGGTCTTGAAAACCAAAACCGTCCAGATTCAACATTTTATTAAGCTGTTGATATATAGTACCTTTTTTCTGTTCGTCAGCCATTTTTATAAATTTTTATATTTTTTTATAAATACTGCAGTTTTTCGGAAAAGACACGAAAAACTCATTTAAATATAAATACAATTTAATTTTTCTTTTTCTTATCCAATCCATTAAATAACCAAGAATGTGCGATATATGGATTTAATGGTGATGCGCTGCTTGGTGAAATCATTGGTCTGTTTTTTATGTCTTTCTTTTTTTCGATTTCCTTAATGTCATTTACAGTAACAATTGCATTAAGCATTTTTTCGGTCATGCTTTTACTTTGCTTGTACCTTGCCATATCAAAATTCAAAACATATAAACCAATTGACAATCCCATTATTGAATCATCGTGGAATGAACGTTTATGGTCAGCAACACGGTTTCCGGGAACAGTGACAAAAGTTTTCAATTCATTTAGTAATCTCACAGACCTAATTATCACATCTTCAAGATGAATAGCACGTTGCATCTCAAGTAATACTGAAGCACGGTTATTGCCAATAAAAAATCCGGGAATTAAATCAACAGTAACGACACTACCATCACTCAAAGTTTTTTGTCCTTTTTTAATATATCCTTGTAATCTATCTCTTGATGGTTTATGTGTTACTTCAGCATAATGAATACTTTCTTCAGGATAACCAAATTCAATTAGTTTTTCTACTGTTTGCACACCGTAACCACCTGTGATATCAATTACACAATATGCGTTATTATATCTTTTACCATACTGATATGCAATTTCAGCAAGCATTTGTGGTGTTATTTTACCATAATATTCGGCAACTTGTTCGCACAAATGTCTTTTTATTTTAACCTTTTTTACCTTATCGCCTTTAGTAATTATTTTTTCCTCAATAATTTCTTTTATTTTTAACATATTCATGGTTGAATTATCTTCACCATGTCCCGGTGATGCATCAAGTGCCATAATATAATTTTCACCCGGTAATGGGTCTTCCCAAACCCATAAATTTAAATCGGTATATTCCTGACGAATTGGTGTTAATACTTCGTTTTCTTGAATACGTTTAAGAAATTCTTCTGCAATAAAGTTATCTCCTGAACCCAAAAATGAGCATAAAAGTTCCTGTGCGATTTTACGCATATCACCGTTTGCATCACGTACTTCAGCTTCGAACCAAGGAGAACTTGCTTCCCAGCCTTCGGTCATTAAATCAATGCGTTTTTTATAATCCCAATTTTCGTCAGCTATTTTTATTTCATTTGACTTACCTTTATTTTTCAGCCAAACCAAATCTTTATTATATCTGGGGTCATTATACCACCAAAGTTCAACAGCTTTAAAGTTATTTTCTTTGCTTCTTGCACCCATAAATGTTTTATAGAATACTGCATCAAGACCAGAAGGAGTACTTACGAAAATAGCTGCACCACCAGTCTGAAGTGTAGGCTTTGCAGATGTCCAGAACTTATCACCTTTTTCTGTCCATGCAACCTCATCCCAGAATAGTAATGTTGTGTATAACCACGAAGACCTTT